GAGAATAATTGTAATAACTCCCCTAACGAAAAGTTTTTTGTCGCAAGAGGAGTTGAAGTTGGTGGAGTCCTAATAGCTTCTGTACCTATCAGTCTGTCGCTTAATAATAAAGGAGTCTCCGCTGAAGGATAAGTAGATATTTTAGACATTCTATTTTTTTTTAATTATTAAACAACAATTCTTACCTCTCCTGTAGATGTCTTGTAAATTGAATTTACAGCAAGACCACCTGAGATAGCAGCAGCATTATTCGCATAAGTTGGAAGAGTAACTCCTACTTTAGTAACGAATTGACCTGTAGTTGTAGCAAGAGTAATAATATCTGACAAAATAAAATTCTTTGTTGCCAATAAATCACTAACGTCTGTTCCAAGAACATAATCCGATAATTGCGGAGGAGTTGGTTGTGGATATGTACTAATCTTTGCCATTTTTTTATTTTATTTTTGAGTTACTTCTCCTGTTTGAATATTAATCACAGCATCAGCACCATATTTTTCAATTAATGCTTTTTCGTGTGCTGCAAATTCTACTTTTAATTCATCAATGTGGCGAATGATTTGTTGTTTTTGTAATTCAACATCTCCAATTGCCATTTTTGCTTTATTAAACTCTGAGTTTAATTCTTGAATTTTTGTTAATTCTTCTTGTGTTACTTGAGCGTTTGCCATTTTAATTTGATTTTTATTTGATTATTAATTCCACAAAGATATGAAAAAATTACATTTCATTGCGATTTAATACTCTTTTCATTTTTCTTTCTATTTTCTTAGGGTTAGTGATAACTCTTGTTCTTTCATTTCCCGTATTAGTTTTACGAGTTATTTGTAACATTTTAGGGTTTCCACTTTCATCTTTAGAAACATCGTAAGATTTATATTTTATCTTACCACTAGGTTTCTCTGTTTGCTTCTCAAAAGAATTAACAGAAGACCCATCTTCTTTTGTAAAGCTTGAGTATTTTTTATCTGTAGAAGAATATTTATTATTTTTTTGATTAGCTTCAGATATAAGTCTGCTTTTTACTGTACCACTAATTGGTTCAGGAGTTGGAGCTAATGGGGTGTCAGGTCTTTTAATTGCCATAGTTATTAAAATAAAGGTCGATTAATTTTTTTATAAATATAAAATATTGAGGCAATAATCAATAGAATTAATAACCACCAAAAATATATTGCATAATTTGCTTTTTTATCAATATCTTTTTTAAATGTTTTTACTTTAGCATCTTTCTTTACTTCAACTTTAATAGAGGCCTTTTCAGCCACTTTTATTTTAGTTGTATCTACTAAGACCTTTTTTGTTTTTTTGTATCTCAGCTTCACGTTTTTGTACACCTTACCATCAACCTCAATACATTTTGTAGTATCAATTGGTACTATTTCCAATTCATCAGTATTAGTTACAATACTAACGTGATTATCTTGAGTAGTAACTACTTCTTGTTTAGTTACCGAAGTACTGTCAGTTTTAACTACAGTATCTACTTTATCTACGTTTACTTTTCTTGCAGCACAAGACGATAAAAGCAAAACAACTAATAATATTATTTTTTTCATTATTCAATTGTTAAAGTTATATCTTTTGCTTCTTGCATTTTCTTGAATAACTTATTAAAAGCAATTCTACTATTTCCTATAAAATCTTTTGAACGTGTAGTTCCTACTAATACACAACCCTCAGTATTGTGGTTGGTATTTCCTGAATGAATACGTACCCCTTCAAAATTAGGTACATTTAATAATAAAGGTAATAATCTTTTAAATCTATTAGATTGATTGATTATAATTTTATAAGTACCTTTAGGAATTGCAGTTTCTGATTTTATTTTTACTTCACGCTCAACATCTTCAAGCGTATAGCATTCAAATTTACCATTAACATATAATTCTCCTATTGTTGAATTTTCTGTTCTGTGTAATCTTTTTAATAATAGTTTCATTATTGTAAGTCTGTTACGTTTGATTTAATTTCTTTTGCTCTAAGAAAGGCTTTTTTAAGTAATTGCCAAATATCTACTTTAAACGTAGCTTCAATATTTTCTTTAATTGATACTAATTCAATAAAAATTAAAAGTATCGCACATATTTTTGTAAACATAAATTGGAATCCAAACCATTTAGAAATAAACTCATTCAATACAAACTTGTCAATTACAAAAAGAAGTAAAATACATATTTCATACAGTGCCATCTTTGATATAATATTAGAAAGTATTCTACTTTTAATACTACACCATCCTTTTAATTTTACACTTTTAAAAATACCGGTGAATGTATCAAGAGCTATAGCAGTACCAACTGCAATTAAAAGCCCATATATAGGAACAAATAAAAGAACCAAAGACGATAATATGTATTTTAAATATCTCATTATCTTCCCTGTCCTTTATACGTTTTCACGTAGTTTTTACTTGACTTTAACTTGCTTGTTTTAGTCTTTGCTGCTACCCCTGTTTTTTTTGGTTTAGGCTGATAAGCACTCTCTTGTATTTTTACTTTTGCCATCTTACCAAAGAGCTGTAATATTAGTTGAAGTTATACTTGTATTTGATTTCCAAACTTTTTTAACTTGAATAGGTAAAAGTCCTGTATCTATTTTAATTAATAAAGTATCATCTCCTCCGATAGTTGTAATATATATATCATTCACGTGAGGGTCTCCTCCAATATTAAGAAAACATCCTTGATTACCCAAACCTGTTTGAGCACCTTCTTGATATATATCATACTGATAAAGTGCATCCATTATATCAGCGTTCAAAAGAAGAGTTTCGTCATCTATAACCTCTAAAATAGTAGCAGCTTTATAATTTCCATAGCAATATACAACATCTCCCACGTTAACCTTATATTCTCTTCTTAATGAACCATCAGCTTCCGAAGTTACGTCAACATAAAATTTTGCATTACTATCAATTAATTTATTTACATCTACACCTGTGTTAACACTTCTTATTAATAAATTTGGTGATGGAACATTACAATCATCTGAAGGTATTACCATTAATGCTCTTGAAAAAGTTGTTTTAAATACTGACATAGTTTTTAATTTTTATAAAATGTTTTGTTTATTAATAAATCAGGGTTGTTTAGTTTTTCTTTTCTGTTTTTACAGCCACATTCTTTTCCTGTAACTTCTGAAACTTTTTCAACCACTTTCTTGATTCCTGTCGCTGCAGTAATCTTTTCAATTGTGTCTCCTAATCCTCTTGATTTCATTGTGTAAAGATATTAAATTTTATTAAATTTTTGAAACTCTATTTCCCATACCAATTTTAGATTTCTCTGCTTTCTTAGCAGACAGTTTTGATTTACTAATCTCTGATATAGTTTTTGGTGTCTTTGAAGACACTTTTATTTTTGGTCTGCAGTATTCGTTACTTCCTCCTGCACCACAAGCTTTACCTGTTCTTGTATCGGTCCACTTCTCTTTTTCCCATCTTTTTAATGATGTTCCTTCAGAAGTTTTTCTAACAATACCCGACCCTTTTCTGCATTTGGCAATAGCTTGAGAAGCTCTTGCTGATGGAAAAACATCGTACTGTGCTTTTACTTTTTTATAACAAGCATCCTTTGGCATCTTACTTCTTTTTAATAGACAATCCTTTAGTAGGAGTTTTACCAACATTACCTTTCAAGAATTTCATCTTACCATCTAATGATTTTTTAGACTCGTATTGTTTTGCCTTCTCAATTATTTTTTTCATCAGTATTTTCCTTTACGATTACTTGGATTACTTGTGGTAGAACCTCCGGGTCCTGCCCATAAATTTTTACACGCCCAATATCTTGGTGTTAATTTGTCATTAGCTGTACTACAACTATGTCTTGCTTTAAAACTTTTTCTTGCAGCAGCACTATAGTTATTACCATAGCCTTTTGCTCCAAAATGGAGAAGTTTTTCCTCTCCATTGGAACAAGCTTTTACCATCCTCTTCTTCCCCGGTCTATCCGAAGGAACAGGACTGTTGCATTTCATATTTGCTTTATTAGCCATTTACTAAGAATTAAAGTCTCTACTGTGGTGTCCTGCTTGAGGAACTACTACTTCAGCTTCAACTGTCTCAACTTCAACTGTTTCAGGAGCTACTACTTCAGGAGCTACTACTTCAACATTTTGTGCTTCTTTTGACTTTGCCATTGTTTTCTATTTTAAAAATTAACAATATGGGTTTTTACCACCCATTCCTTTTCCTGAAGCAGCTTTTGTAACTGCACGAGTTACACCATTACTGTCAGCTTTAATTTTAAGTGGAGTATTGCTTCCACTTGACATAGGCATCTGCATACGAGATGAACCCGGTAAATTCGGAGTGTCTTTAATTTTAGCCATTATTTCTTTTTAATTGCAGTTTTAACAATTCCTTTTAATGCTCCTGTAACTGCTCCTTTTGCAGCTCCTTTGATAGCTCCTTTAATTGCAGGCTTAGCTGCTGCTGCCGGTGCTTTTAATTTTGAAGCAGCGGGTAAACTGTTTGTTGATTTTGTTTTTGCCATTTTAATTTAATGTTTGTGTTAGTAATTATTCTTTTTTTGCGTATTGCATTCCTAAAGTATTAGTCAAACCTGCTAAACCTTGAAGTTTTCCTGAGCCTGTTTGATTTTTACCTTTTTCTTTTGAAGCTCTTCGAGCGTCATTAAGTTTCTTTTGATTATCATCAACTATTTTTTTTCTTGCATCTGCTCTTTTTTGAATATCAGACAATGCTGATTTTAAATCAGTAACAGTTCCTTCAACTTTTTTTTCAGTTGTTTTAATTTTAGGAGTAGCTCCTAACGGCACATCTTTTCTATTTAGTTTCATAGCTATTGTTGTTGCTGATTACTACTTGGTTGAGCAGATGGTGTTGCTTTAGCTAACTTCATTTGAGACAATGTATCAATCTGCTGTATAGCATTATTTGCAGTTTGCTCATATTTTGTTGCCGGTCTTTGTTGAGGAGCACCTGTACCCATTTGTGATGCAGGTTGCAATCCTGAACTAACAGGTTGTGGTTCCGGTGTAGCCGCTAAAGGTGTGTCAGGTCTTTTCATTTTATCTTCTTCTAGTGTACTTATCTTGTCCGTACTTATCTTTTGTTTTATCAACAATCATATTTTCTTGACGCATATCTTTTCTTGTTTGATTAGCTGCTCTGTTACCTTCTGATTTAGCTTCTCTCGTTCCTTCATTAGGTTTGTATTTAAGATATCTATCAGTAGCAAAAGTGCTATCGTTTTTTGCTCTCTGTTCAGCAAACTCTTTAAATTTATCAGGGTTTGGTGTTGGAGCTAACGGTGTATCAGGTCTTTTAATTTTTTTTGGATCCGGCATAATTTCTAATTTTTAAATTAATAACTTTGTAGCAAATGTAGTAAATTTATTTTAAATGAAATCAAATCAACTCGATTATCTAAAATATTGGAGAGTCATTCGTCAATTCGTAAAAATCAAATATGGACTAAATCAAGCAGACCTTGATATGCTGTTATTCTTATACTCAGAGAAGTATTTCGATAGAGGAAAGTTTGAAGAGTTTGATAACCTTCTCGGTTGGGACAAGCAAAGATTTGAGAAGTTAAGACAAGCCGATTGGATTGTTGTCTTTAGAAAAAGAATGGGAGCACGAAAAGCTATATACCAATTATCTATAAAGTCGAATCGTATGATTCAGTCTATCTATAGAAAACTAAGCGGGGAAGAAATCCCCGTTAGTAGTGCTAATAATAAAATGTTCGCTAAGAACGTATCATACTCCGATAAAGTATATCGTAATATGATTATTGAGATGAATAAAGTTATAAAACAACAACGACATCAGACTCACGAATAATAGTATATTGCTTGTCTTGAATTAGCATTGTAAATCCTTGTGCTTTATCATAGTAAATGTCATCGTCTTTTTTGATGTGAGGTACTTCGGTACCCGCCTCAATTACTATTCCACGTTTGTATCGCATCTGATTAACGTCTTCTCCCGATAAAATTAATCCTGATTCTGTTTTTAATTCTTCATCAATAGTTTTGATGACAATGTATTTTCCGATTGGTTTCATATTTTCTTTTTTATATTTTTTGCTCTAAAATTATCTGTTTGTGAATGACAATTAGGACATACTATTTGTAGATTACTTGTTTCATTGTTTTTATTGTTTCCATCTTTGTGATGAAGCTCAAGAGTTATTGGTCCACCCAACCAATCTGAAAGATTACAAATATCACATTTGTAGTCTGCTTTTTTTAACATTATCTTTCTTATGGTTTGAACGTGAAGCTTCTCTCCGTTTAAATGTTTCTCATTTGTCTTGCGGTTCCAAGTCTCTGTAGTTTTTCTCTTCTTTATTGGTGAATTATTAAGAGCGAAATAGTCAATCTTGTCCATTACACCATTCTCCCAATTTGCTAAAGCTGTTTTGCTTATTTTATTTTTAGACTCTAAACTATGTGGTCTTCCATTTCTACAAGCCAAACTACAAAAATTTATCAAACCTTTTTGAACCTCAAACGAATTGTTGCATTTTTTACAATACTTCATTCATTTAATTTATTAAATTTATATATATTGGAGTCTGTTCTCCTAAATAAGCTCCTTCAATATTAAAGTAAAAATACTCATAAGCATCATCTTCAGACATATCCTTCATCAATATATTAATTATAGTATCGATAGAATAGACAAGTTTGCTATCTGTAGTAATGCCTATTATAGCATCATCAAACCCATTGATTTTTATAAATCCCTCATCAGGATATAAGTTTAATATTTTTTTAAGAGTACTCATTATTATAATTTTTTAGATTCATCTTTCCAATTCAACCAAAATCCTACCGCAACAACTATGTTCATTCCCATCGATGCCACTATCTCATATAAGTCCTCGTAGATATTAACACTTAGGTGAACGTGACCTACCATCCAAAATGGTATTGATAGGTTACACGCTACCCATATTATTGTAAATCTTACAAATTGTTTAAACCTCTGAGTCGGCTTGTCCATAACTACGTGCCATTGTTACTATAGCGTTCGTACTTAGAATAGTTACCGCAACTGAGATTGCATTTTGTAATGCAGACCTTGTAACTTTTAGTGGGTCAATTACACCCATCTTAATTAAGTCACCGTGCTTACCTGTTTTAAGATTGTACCCTTCGCCATTAATTAACGCACCACCGTAGATGTTCTCTATTTTCAATCCTGCGTTAGTTAATATTTGAACAAGAGGAGCTTGTAATGCTTCGCTGATTATTTTAATTGCAGCTAAATGCTCTTTACTTACTGATTGTTCTAAAGACAAAGGAAAGCTTTCCTCAAACAATGCTTTACCTGCACCCGGTAAGATACCTTCCTCCAATGCTGAACGTACTGCACACACAGCGTCATCCACTCTGTCATACAATTCCTTCTGCTCTAAGTCAGTTTGTCCGCCCACAAAAATCACGCCAATTCCTCCTGTTAATGAAGCAATTCTCTCCAATAAGAAGTCTTTATCTCCTTTTTTGTTTGCGTTTTTATGTGCCTCCCATAACTGAGCTACTCTTTCGTCAACTTTTGCTTGGTCTGTACGTGCATCTGACTTAATGATTACAGTCTTGTCTTTACTAACGATTACTTTTGAAGCGTGTCCTAAGTCTCCGTAGTTCATAATACTTAAATCATCACCTGTCTTCTCACTAAAATAAGTAGCACCTACACTAACTGCGATGTCGTGCATCAACTCGTGTTGCTTGTAACCAAAACTAGGAGGAGCAACCGCACATATCTTCACACTACCCTTCATTACATTAGCTGCTAATGTGTTTACCACATTCACATTACAAGGAGAAATGATTAATAACTTTTTCCCTTCTGTAATAATTGGTTTCAATATGTTCTCAATCTGCAAAATATTAGCTATCTCCATATCAGCTACTAATACCATCACATCCTCAAGAACACACTCGTCTTTCTTTTGGTCGTTGATGAACATAGGACTTAAATAGCCTCTGTCAAACTTTAGTCCCATTGTAGTCTCTGCATAGGTCTCATCGTTTTGACTCTTTTCCACCGTTACAATACCGTTCTTTCCAACGTCTTTATAAACCTCAGCAATAATCTTCCCTGTATCACGGTCATTGTTAGCCGATATAGTAGCTACATCTGACAACATACTACTTGATACCTTCTTACTACGTCTTCGTAGTCTATCCACCACCTTGTCACTTAAGTCGTTTAAGTGTCTTAACACCTCTGTTCTGTTTAAGTCCTCAGTAATGTGGACCAATCCTCCCAAGACCAAAGCCTCAGTCAAAACAATAGCCGTTGTTGTACCATCACCCGCAGATGAAGCGGTACGCT